CAGCAATTTTACTCAAATAATTTCCGTGACCAAGCATACCACTCCATTGACCCGCTTCACTGCTTTCTTGGAATGCAGTTTTCCATTGAACTTGTTGAAATTTAGTACCAGCCGCCATAAAAAAAATCACCTTTCCAGTCAGAGATGAGCTGTGACTCGAATTAACAGCTGAGTTTCCAGCAATTTCCCAACCATAATCTTCAAGCCAATCTCCCTCCATATTATGTCCGGGTGTAGAACCTGAAGCATTTGGGTTAGATGAAATTGAGTTATAATAAGAACCTGTTGTTGTTGCTCCGCCATCTCTCATCTGTATATAAAATACAGCATCAGAACTTGGCCAGAAATCCATTAGGAATAATTCGTACCATATATAAGTAGTATCAAAACAACCATCTAATATTAATTCTGATGGACCTCCTGTAATTGTACCACTCGCAACTTTGACTGCATCTTGTGATACTGCTGCCGATTTAATTAATCCAGATGCTCGACCTACATTATCGCCTATTATTCCACTCATAATTTTTATTCTCCTATTATCTTGTTTGATCTAAATAGCTAATCACAACATCAACTGCCGCCGATGATGCTGTTTTACCTACTAAATGATCTTCATCTACAAGAACTATTCTTCCTGTATGTTCAAAAGTTTCATTAGCACCAATCGCTTGATCAGAATAGATTTCATAATCTGTTCCGCCGCCATCATCATCGATAAATAAATCAAAAGTTTCTGCCGCACCAGCTGTCTCACAAAATGTAATTGATAAAATAGTATAAGTATGTCCATTTACACCATTAATCAAAACGTGTTCACTATCTGTGAGTGATGCTTTAAATGCTACGCTTAATATTTCACTTGCCATATTTTTCTCCTATTATTAAAATCCCAATACCATCGCTTTACCAGTAGATGACAAAGAGGGATTCATTGAACCTTGAACATCTACAATTCCTGTTCCATTTGGTGCTAAAGTAATTGCTTCATTAACACCATCGGTAATTGTTACTGTTCCTGAGTTAGTACCATTATTTGTACTTAAATTAAATCAGTTGTACCGGCCTGTCGTGACTGTTAAAGTTCCAGCACCACTTGAACGTAGAGTTGCCGCCGCCGCCGCATCTCCTACTGTTACTGTATCTGCTTTAAGAACTACATCGCCTGTTCCATGTGGAGCAATATCAATATCTCTGTTTGAAGTTGAAACTATATCATAAGTGACAACATCTAATTCTCCACCTAACTGTGGACTTGAATCTCCACTTACTTCAGAACTAACAGTTGAGTCTAACCAATTAACTGTATTTGCTGAATAGTTAAAAGTACAAAGTGAAATTTGATCTGAACCATCATAGAATTTTAATGTTGGTGTTGATGCAGAAGTAGTGTCTAGCCATAAACTTCCAGCCACAATACTTCCCGGTGCGGAACTCCCAGCATTAAGAGTATTAACAGCACCTAGTATATTATTTAGTTCAGTACGAAACGCACTAAAACCTTGATTCGCTAAACTGTAATCGGTAACTTGACTCATATATTTTTGTTCCTTATTTTATTCTTTTATACCATTAGTTTTAAGATTTCAAACCATATCCTTTTGCAACATAGTCAAAAGTTCTATCCTGTGCCGCCGCAGAACTATTGTAAAAGGTTATGGTAAATCCTGTTTTTGTTTTACTAGCAATCGTATAATAATCTCCTGTTACCATATTTTGAGCGGCAATTCCAACTGCTGGAGAAGCATAAAAAGCATTGGTATAAGTAATCGCTTTTGCTCCAGCACCACTCTCAACATCTTCTTCACTTTCCAGTCTTTTTTCTAATACCAATTTGATTTGCATACTAGAAACTTCAGGTCTAGCATTATTGTCAGCACTCGTCAATTTCAACCTAAATTTAAAATATCTTCCTTTGAGAGTCGCTTGTTGTGAAATATCGTTATAGGTTGAGATAGCACCTAAAGAACTTTCACTTGAACCAGCTTGTAAAAAGGCATCGCATTTTGAGGGAGCAGTACCATCAAAAGGGCCAACTGCATCATCAAAAGAACTTGCACCACGACCACTATCAAAAAGATCGTAAAGGTCATTTGTAATCATATCTATTGTTGTTTGAAATGTAGCATCATAAACAGCATCTAATGTGATTGTATTGCCGCCAATATAACTGCCTGAAGATTCAATATTAGAAGCATAATAAGTTGGATTAGAAGTATCATCAGTTCCACCTAAATCAAAATCTCCCTCCGCACTATCAAAATTTCCAGCAGTAGAATCGAATAATGTGATGGTATCTAAAGTGGCTATTTCAACATCAGAAGAATCCATACCCTTAACGCAATCTCCATCAAAAGTACCATTCCAACCTAATCCTGTAACCGCACTTACAGTTTCTTCATTGTAAGTTGCAACATTAGTATAATGTTCAAGTCCTGAAATATTTGTATAAACGATTGCTTCGTTATCTGATTCGTTTCCTAATTTATCAACAGCTTTTATAAGGAACGCACCAGTTTTTGCATTAACAGTAACACTATTTGATTTTCTTCTAACGACTTGGGTTAAATTGGTTGATGAGTTCCAACCAGCACCGCTAGATACATCTTGATACCTGATTGCGTAGTAACTGACATCTAAATCTGTAACTGGAGTCCATTGTAATTGTAACTGTTCTGATCCTACCATTGATACTGATAATGTTGAAACATTACTTGGAGTATCGGTTGCACCAATTATTGTCCGATTTGCAGAAGTATATGTACTGCTAACTCCGAGTGCGTTGATGCTCTTACAGCGAACATTATAAATTTTTCCATCAACCACATTAAGCATTTCATAGTTTAATTGAGTTCCTTTACCTATAATTTTATAATCTGATTCTGTGCTTTGTTTAGCTTCCGTTTGATAGTATTGAACAAATTTATCTGTTGAAACACCTACCACTATATTCAATCTTGTTAAAACCACTCCATCTGAATACTCAACTAATTCATCGGTTAATGTAACGGATGCTGGAGCAGTAACAGAATAAGGATTAGGAAGTGTTGTACTAGGTGTTGCTGTTACTTGTGTTTTTGTCGCCCAAGTATAGTGTGCGTCTTGATGGATAACTAAATTTAAGTCAATCGTAAAATCTTCGTTAAAAGTTATTCCTATAACTCTATGAGGTTTTGCAGAATATCCTAAAGAAGAAAGGGTAATATTAACTATATCTCCAATAACTAAATCATAAGCATCAAATCCTACTGTTAATTGTAATCCTTTTGAATCTCTTGATCTTCTACATATTACTTCTGCTAATTCTAAAGCTTGGTAGGTATTTGTAATTGTTGTAAAATCAAATCTTCCCTCTAATAAAAAGCCACCATCAGCGGCTTTCATTGTTGCGTGTTGGTCGGCTGACGTATAAGCACTATCGTCTATTTCAGGCCATTGGACTTCATCCACTTGGTAATTACGATCAGGATTAACATAACTAACAATAACTCTATTAAATTTATTTGATTTACTTTCACTTGCTAAACTATACCCACCAATAATATCATCTTCGGTTAAAGTGATTGAAGCCGATCCTGTTGTTTCAACAATCATTTTATATTTACCGGCTGAAAAAGGTAAAAATGATCTTGCACCTTTTGTTAATTCTCGAACATTGTCTAGGACTTTGCGTGAGGAATCTATCACTGCATTACAATCCATTACGTCAATCGTTGTTGAACCATAAGCAGTTACATCCGTATCACAAATTCCTGACGCAGTATAAAAGCTTGGTATATCAATATTTCCTATTGCTAAACCTTTTCCATATCTTTCGTTTGTTAAATAATCTAATAAGCACCAAGCCGGATTATCGGAGTGTGCGGCTGTTTGTGCTACTGAACTTGAATTGTAAGCTACTACTTTTTTTCCTTTTATTAATGCAGTAATGGTTGGTAAGCTAGAAAAAGCATCTTGATTCCATTTTATTTTTAAAGATATATAAGCAATCCCTCTTAATCTATGGTTTGATGTCCAAGAGGATAATGTACCTAATAAATCGCATTGTGCTTGTGAATCTGTTCCATAATGGCATTTAACACTAATTAAACTAGCACTATCTTTATAAAAATTTCCATCGCCTGATCCTACTGTTCGTAAAGTATCATCTGCTAAAGTTCCTGACCAAGTAACTTCTTTATCATCAACATAAATTTTATCTACACTTTCAATTTCGCCCTCGCATAATGTCAAAGCAATATATAAAAATTCATTATCTGTTCCGCTGGTTTCTACAAAACATCTAACCCCACCAATTTTTCTAATTCCATAAACAACCGGAATAGACATATCGTTGGATTGATGATTGAGTAAAATACCTTTTTCAAAATTATTAAAATCGCTATCTCCAAAGTCAGGGCTTTCAGGTTTTCTTGTTGAGTAGTATAACCAGCCAATCGCAAAGATAGCTAGAGCAACCCACGGGTTTATTCCTGCAAACCTCAAAAATTTGATAACTTTTGAAACTTTAAGAACTTTACCAGCACCTGAAATTATTGATGCCGCCGCACTTAATATTCCCATTATGCTCTACCCCACTTAATATCCAAAACAGTTTCACTTGAAAATTCCATACCTAAATCTCCACTAAAAAATCTTTGTTGAGATGTACTATTAGTTTTTCTTCCTGATCTCTTTTCAAAATCTGCCCAATGAGAAACTATATTTAAACTTAATACCGAATCAGTTGTTGTTTCTTGAATAGCATACGTTTCGATTGTTCCTTTATATAATAAAAAAGGATCAG